ATCAGCTACTTCCCCGGTTTGGGATGCTTCCTTCTCAAACCCTTTCATAATGTTTGAAACAATATCCGCTGACCTGCCAAGTTCCATTGCTCCGGCGGCTGCTAAATCCAATGTAGCCGGAAGAGCTGACATAATTTCTTCAACTTCAAAACCAGCCATTGCCAAAAATCCCATACCTTCTGAAGCCTCTTTAGCAGTGAATTTCGTAGTCGCTCCTAACTGCCGGGCCAGTGCTGATAATTGCTCAAACTGCTCCCCTGTAGCCCCGCTGACAGCCCGAACTTTATTCATGCCGGATTCAAAGTCAGCAAAAGTCTTTATTGCAACTCCTCCTATCGCCGCTAAAGGTAAACTAACATACATGGACATTTGCTGACCAAACTGTTTTAAGTTTTTCCCCTGGTGTTTGATATGAGAAACCGCTCTATCAAAATCAGCTGTATTCGCTTTGAAATATGTTACAAGTTCTCCAAGTTTCATTTTTTCTTATTTTTATCTGGTATCCCTTTCACCAATTTTCTTTTACTTGTCCTTCTTTTCAAATCTCCTCTGTTATAGGAACGAGCAATAGATTTCATCATTTGTTTCATTTCTTCCGCGGTCTGGAATCTACGTTTTGGTTCTTCATCCCACGGAAACTTCATCAACACCTCTTTCTTTGTCCTTTTTTCTCCTTTCTTTCTATATTTATTAACATCCCAATAAGTTTGAAGTCTTAATACTTCCATCACAGCCCGGAGTTTTGATTCCTCCGTTTTATTCTTGTAATATATAGCATCATCTATCTCTCGTGGGGTCAGTTGAAAAAACTCTTCCACTGACATAGCTCCCAAATAAGATAATGTTATAGCATACATCTCTCCCAGATCGGTTGTTATTTCTTCCGAACTATCGGAGTCATTTCTGTTACCCCTCCCACCTCCGCGTTTTTTGGGAAGAATTTAGGTATCAATTGAACAAACTCAATAAAACATTCGTCCAACACCCATTCAACATCTTCCCTCTTGATATCCAATTCTGAACCTTCAGCTTTTGCTCCTGCAACCATTGAGTAGTACAGTAATGGTTCATATAAAGCAATATCAGTCACTTCCATCAAATCATCTACGCTTTTATCAGTCTCCTTTTGAAGCATCTTCATAGCGTAGGTGCTGATACGAACCGGATACTTTTTTCCTTTGTACTTAATATATTCAATCATGATTAGATTGTTTTAAAAATTAACTACTACTCGGGTTCATAACCTTCTATCGAGCTAATAAAATCCATCTTTCCATCGATTTGGAAAACTACATCTCCCTGCATTACCTCACCATCTGAAAAGTTGATGGGTAATTCAGATATAAATCCTTCCCATTCCAACCCTGCTCCGTCAGGCAGCTCAACAAGATAATAGAAATTCCCTCTTGTTTCTTCCTGATTTTTCAGAGTAAGATACTGGTCAAATTTATACCGAATTGTTGCTGTTATTGCTCCGGCATTCAGCAAACCTTGTAATTTTCTCACATGGAAATCTGATGGATTTAAACCTCCAACCTCAGCCACGTGTCGGGAAGTTCCGTCCCAAGCAAGAGAATCTACTTCTGTAATCTCTATATACGCGCTTGTGTCTTCATCCCAGTAATACAATTTTGCCCCTACGCCAATCGCAATGTCATTCTTCGTTACATCGGACATAATTTTACCTCCTTATTATTTCAAAATTTATAAAAAAAACATACCTCTCATTCTCATCTCGCTCTAAGAACTGAGGATCGCTTGTAGCTCTTATCATTATATATGTTGTTCCTCCTTGTTTTGTTCCTACCTTTGCATCCAAATACTCTCTTATGTCATTTATTTTATCCCAACCCTCCCTGTAATCATGATCCCGGACTCGTACCTGAATAGAAGAAAAATAAAGTTTATTGTCCGGATCTAAAGCCCGCGCCATTGATCCGGAAGTGTCATACACCGTTACACAATCATTAGGTAAAGCCGGCTCAGATGCTACGAATAAATTCGTCCCGAATACAAGTCCCAACGAACTATACCCGGCAAGAATATCCTTTATGTCAACACTGGATGCATTCATTTTATTTCTGCGTTTTCCCGAATTAAACTCACTATCTTCTGTAAGTTACTCATAATCGAAATTTCTAAAAACTTAGGTCCTGTACCTGATCCCTGGAAATGAGCTTCCATATTTTCATGTACAAAAGTTGCGTAATTAGCACTGAAACCAAGTATCATCATTGGTTGTGGATCTTTATTCACTTCTGCTTTGTATTTGGCTCTTACTGAGGAATGTTGAGCAGCTAATTCTCCAGCCTTTGGACCTTTAAATGATGTGGATGTATTTCCTCGACCAGTTGTAGTGAACCAACTATTCCGAAGATTCCCCTGATCAACCGGAACGGTCGGAGTGTCTTTTATAGTACTCTGGCGAAGTAAAATAGCAACTTCAATATAACCTTTCATGGTCTTACCTTTGATTTTCTCAACCTCCTTATCGAGATTCATCATTAACTTTTCCATTCCTATGAATTCACTCTCTTTCATCTTTCTTACATAAGTATCTTCATCATATAATGATGGAGTTTTCATAAACCGTTTAATCTCCCGGGCTTTCTGAAGTTTTGCCAAAGGATCATTTTTTTCAGTTGTAGATAAACTCGCCAATGTTCCTAACCACAAAACTCCTTGCTCATCCATATCCTGCAAAACAAAAACCTTTGCTTTTGTTACCCACTCCTTTCCAGTATCATCCGTCATGGTTTCCTGTTCATCTATCCAAAAACAACTAACCTCAGTCGGGTCATCATACTCCATTTTTCCAAACCCATCATTCTGAGGACTGCTCCAATAAACTGCCTTCTGAATGCAAATATCACTTATATGTTCCGCAATAGTTGTCATCTTTAACTACTTGAGTAGGTTGTACGATCTGGATTAATACTTCGTAATTTAGCTGTAATCTTTCCTTCTTCCGCTCCTGCCTGAGCATCTACCATGGTATTGGTTGGATCAAGGAAAATCACCATCTGTCCATACGTGGTATGCTCAAGATACAATCCAAACTTCCCGGCATACTTCACACTTGCTTCGTCTACTTTCTGATCAGACAACTGTCGTTTCTGACTCATCGCAATTAAGTGAGCTGTCAACCACTTTTCAATTGCTTCCAATAAATCATCATCAATTGTCACTCCTGTAAACTTTGAAGTCACAATCAAATTGGAGTCTGTAATAAAACTGGTAATCTCATTATCTTCCAAAGAAGTAGAGATTATTGTCTTCACATCTGCTATATTTGTTCGAGCCATTATTTATTCCTCCTAATCGTTAATTCTTCAAAATCCGGTATTTCATATCCAGTACCAGGCCACAATGCCCCTCCCGGTATATATACAACTAAACTCTCCTTCCAATATCCTCTCATCATATCCCGCCATTCCTTTCGAGGAGCTATAAATGAACAAATAACTAATGCTTCTTCTTCAAACTCAGCCGCTTTTATTGCAGCATTGCGGAGATTTCTTTCCCTTCCTTCATCTGAAAAATCCTGGTTGCAAGTCGCTTTACGAAACTTATCTCCATCAATCCACAATACCACTTCTCCATTTCTCTCTATTCTTTCCTTTATATATTCCTGAGCGTAATGACTCTTACCTGCTCCTGCTTTCCCTGTTATAAGTATTACCATTATACTATTCTTTGTTTTTCACGGGCCTTCCAAAGTTTTGGCTCAATGAAATTCATCATCTTTTGTGCTCTGTATTCCAAACCCAACCACTCAATCAGCTGGTACATCTGAGTATAATCTCCGTGAATGATTCTTTCCGGCCATACTACATGAAGATTCAATCCCGCTTCATACATCTGAGCAAATCTCTTTTCATGCTCCCTGATCCACCGATACCATCCTTCCTGATCATCGTAAGCTCTCATAAATGAAGTCTTCATGCAACTATCCACTATATCAGTGCTTCTTCTACGAACAACCACCCACTTGGCGTTTGGGAAAGCGTAATCCCACATCGGCCATGTTAAAACCATTTTCGCCCCTTTATAAAACCAAGGTCCTTCTTTATATCCCTGTTCTTCAAAAACATCTTCCACTCGTTTTCTCCAATCACTCGGTATTGGGATGTGATCGGTATCTGGTAATGGATCTTGTCCCAGCGGGTCAGCTCCTATTTCTCTAAGATATGGTTTGATTACTTTCTCCCTGATTTTGGAATTTTCAAACATACCTTTCTGGTTATTTAAATTTGCCCCAGCCATATCTCCTCCAAAGGCTCCACAGATGTTGATAATACCCGCTACCATCGAAGTCCCACTCCGAGCAATTCCTGTAATCAATATCGGTGGTTTCTCAATCATACCTTATTTTCTTTGGTTTTAACGCCGTTTTTATTTAAGTGATATATTTTATCCACTTTCTTATTTAAAGCTCTTATATCAGCTGTAATAGGCTCATTTTTCCTTGTTTCTCCTCTTTTCTCACATGACCAATACTCTTTCAACCATTTCTTCGTTATTTGATGAGGTTTGGGTCGACCATGAAAAGAAACTATGCTTACTCCTTTCGGCACCTCTTCCCAATCCCGGGCATGTCTTCTATAACTTACTATCTCACCTGGAGTAATCCAACGATCTGCCCAATCCCCAGCAATGAACTGCATCCATCTCCGTTCCTGACCCTGAGTATATTCTTCCACTCCTTCAATATCTTTCAGGAAAGAATCCCAAAACAATATTTCATTTGTCCGATTTGCCCGGAACGACATTATATCCCCGTCAACTTTAGTGGAATCCTGGAAGGAAGCCCGGGTACAAAACAAACCACGGTAATTCATCAATGTATCCAATCCCCCGGTAATAACCAAATCTAAATCCAAACACAATACCTGATCCCCAAACAATCCGGCGACTTCTGAAAACATATACAATCGAGGGAGTACTCCTTTAGATGAGTAAATTGAAAACCCCCTGGTTTCAATACCCGAATCCAAATCCGGGATTGTTTCATTGGTAAAGCAAATGAATCGGAATGGTTGATTGGCGAATCTCTTCACCCCTCGGTATAAGTTATTCACATATACTGAACTTAGATCAGAATCTTCATTCCAACGATCTCCTTTCCAATAAAAA